ACGCTGCTCCTCATTAAGCGGCGCATTCCCTGCATCAATCTGTGCTACTGATTTCAGCATCGCCTCTCTTCGATCCTTCGCTAAAGCTTGTCGCCTCTCTTCCCGTCGGTCTTTAGGCGGTTCTCTTTTTCCTAGCGTAAGACAACCGGTGATTTTATCGGTTTCTGCCCATTTCTTGCGACTTTCAATCACTTGTCCCGTAGCAGGGTGACGTGTGGGGCGCATCTCATCGCTGAGATAGATCGGGGCTTTGCCGTAGACTTTGATTTTTAATGGTGGATACCCTTCTTTTAATTCCAGGGTGTTTTCATCAATGTAATAGGTGGTCATCCGTTACCCCTGTCTTGCTGAAGCTTCAAAGCTTTGTATTCTGCCTTCTTTATCCTTCTTAAACCTGAGCTTCTTCTCACTCTTTGGCTGTTGTGGCTCTTTCCCTTTCTCTTCTTTTCCCATTTGAGAGATTTCCGCTACTTTTGCCACCATATCAATTTTGGAGTGCTCTTTATTCAAGAAGTGCTCTTCTCGCAATCGCTGCTCTGTCGCCACGCGCTCTTGTAAATCCAACATCCCAAGCGTTTCTTCCATTCTCTGCTTCTGCTCATTCAATTGCTGATCATAGGCGGCGATCTGTGCATCAAGTAAGAGCCGTAGCTTCTCGGTTTCCGCTGAAGATTGCCCCGCTTGTGCCTCTGCTGCGAGCTTATCGCGCTGCAAGATGAGTTCGGCTTGTACCTTCTGCATATCAGCAAAAAGTTGTTGATAACCCAGCTCAATCTTGGCCGCTGCCTCCTGGTTTTTCTGTCCGGCTTTCATCTGCTCAAGTTGGAACTGGACCGCAAGAATGGCTTCTTTCTGGTTAAACTCCGCCATCTTGATCTGAGCATCGCTCTGCATTTTGTACTGCTGCAAAGCCATGTTCATTTGCATTTCTTCACGCTTAATCTGCGCCATTTCAGCATCTTTATTGTACTGCGGTTGCGCGTTCTTCGTGCTCTCAATCACCTCATCGATAGCCTGCGTTAATTCAGCCTGGAACACTTTTCCCTGCCTAAATGACTGTACGAGGAATTTCATCGCGTGGAGTTCTGGCACTGCTAGTGCAGGATTATTTGTAGCCGTTGCTGCTGTTTTCTCAAGCGCTGCGGTAAGCGCATTCACCATCTCAATAGCTGCTTGCTTATTAAACTCTTCGTTAAGCGCGATGGTGGAGTCTGTCTCTAGAGATACCCTGAACCTACCGTCATCGCTTTTTAAGAGTTCGAGCGCTGCTATATACCGTTGTTGATGATCTGCGGGCAATGTGCGGGGAACGATGTGCTTATCAAGGCTTTCATCGCTAAAGTTCTTTAGCGCCACTTCACACATTAAGTTAATGTTGTCACAAACGTATTCCTGCATCTTCCATTGAAACTGTGCGATTTGATTAAGCGCATATTTCTCTTTCATCTGCTGTTCACCGTAGGTTCTCTCTACAGTGTCCGTTTGCCCTCGTAGCAGGTCAGATGTGCCAGTCAGTTGATAGAATGCATTGAGTCGCATATCAAACGCAGTATAGAGCTGCTCTAGACTTTGTATGAGCTTTTCTATCGGGATGTATTGCACTACACCATCAAGCGTTCCACCCGCCTTTGAAAGTGCTTGAGATAGGTTAGTAACACCGAAAGCGTCTCCATCCGTGGCTTCATTTAATGCTGCTTGGAGACCAGTGATCGTGCTGTCGAAGAGGACTCTTGCTCGAATGGCTTTGGTGACGGCAATCATCCGAGAAAACAGCCGGTGAATGTCTTCGATAAGGTCTGTTAGCTGATAAAATTCTATTACTGGATAGAACTCATCAGTGGGCTGATTGATGAGCAATGGCTTGGTGCAAGGAAAGAACTTTCTTAGACCGTACAGCCCATTTCTCACCTCTTGCTCTTCGTCATCGCCCTCATATTTCTCTGTGAGCTTCTTAGGCTTAATAAAATCAGAGCCATTTTCCGCAAACCATACCACTTCGTTTGTGTAGTCATCCCAAAGCTCAAAAACCTTGATGTTTTTCCGCTTCATCCGCTCTTTTTCAGGGTCCGGCTCTGGTACGGTTAAGAGCGCACGAGCGCCAAAAGTCTCTTTAAATGCCTCACGTGAGTAGTGCTTGGCAAAAGCAACGCGTCTTACGTGTCCCCACTTGTGCGCGAGTGGCTCAGGATAGAAATCTTTGTAAAAATGATGCTCGTACCAAACTCTCTCATCTCTTACATCCACAACTTGATCGGACTCGTAGAAAAACCCATCATCATCTTGCCCGATGTCGTCAGTAACAATCTGTTGCCCATTCTCATCAAAGAAAATTACATCGCCCGTCACAGGGTCTTTTTGTGGCGTAATGCGAATCTTTACCTTCTCTTTAATGTCCTCACAGCCGTAATACACGCGGCCCGTACCTAAATTGGCAATGAGAAAATCATCTCGTGAGAAACACATCTCATCAAAGAAATCGGCATCACGGATCAAGCTTTCCGCTAATCGCTCTTTAAGGAGTGCCGCTGTTGCGCCAAGATTATCCATTCCGTCTTGGGTGGTATCTTCACCGACCGGCGTAGGTGTGCGACTGAAAATGATTGGCTGTCTGATTTTGAGTGTAGAGTTCCAGATCGGGAATTTCCCTGTGCCCTTTTTACTATTGGGGGCAGTTGACCAGAGGCGACCATCTTGCGATTTCTTTTTGATCTCGCGCCAGGAGCGATCCGCCCAGGCCATCCAATCTTTCCGCCCCTCTTCAGACTGGCGAATAAAATCTTTAGCCTCTTCAATTGAAATACCCATCGCCGTTTATTCGTAGAATCTTCTGGATCGTCGGTTTTGTCTTGTACTCCTGCTCGATACGCTCCTGCATTGGAATCGTTGCATCTTTAATCACTGTGAACGCCATACATGCTAAACGTATCGCATCGGAAGCGTGAGTAGCTTCTCCATGTTCTGCTGCATCTTCCCGCTTTTTCTCTTCTGAAGGGTGCCGAGGTAATGCCGGTAGGTACTCACGCGCATAAATGCACGACTCCATGAAGTAAATCATAGGGTGGCGAATTGGTGAGTTGCTGTCAATCTCGATTCCAATCAGCCGAGAGCGTAGCTGTGACCAACCAGGCACACGCGAGCAATCGCCCAGTGTTAACACCACACCGTTACGCATAAACACGTTGGCAATCGTCTCTCCCCCGCCATCAACAAACGGGTACTTGTCGGTTAATGTTGGCTGACGCTGAAACTCCGGTTCCGTGCGAGAGAGAATGCCAGAGGCCATATCCTCGTTACGCATCCTTCTGCCCTTGGAAGGATCATCATCCGCGCAGATATACCACTCTCGATAACAAACGAGTGCGCCGCGTGGAATGTATTTCCCTCTGAGCGTTTCGCCAGGAGAAACCGCCCAGAAATAACATACTGCTGGATCGGCTGTGCCCCAGTCATACGTTCTAAATCTGTACCAGTGTGAAGGGATTGGTGAATCAGGAATGACGTGCCGACGCTCATCCCATTCCGGGAACATGTCGCCTAGAGGTGCATCCCAGTCGCCTTCGATGAGTGCGGTTGCGGTGGCTGCATCAAATGCTGCTAATCGGCCTCGTTGTGCGGTTGCATTCGCGCTTGGATTATCTGCAATACGTGACGGAATGTACTGGCGAATGAAGCCATCAACCTCTTGCATTGCTCGTTGTGGACGCGCTTTGACAAACTCACGACGGAAATATCCAAGTGATGGCCCAATCGGATTGGCCGTGTATATAATGCGCGGGAACATTCCTTTGTACTGAGGAGGGAGCGTTGCTTGCATCTCTTCAGACATTCGCACCCAGCCACGAAAGGCTTTAATCATTCGTGGGCTTATCTGGGTCGCTTCATCTATAGCAAGAACGTGCGTACCTACACCCTGCGCGGAGGAGAATTGGCGCTCATCCTGACAGTGCTTAAAAGCGATATGAGAGCCGTTCCAAAACTTTACTCCGTTCTCAGTGACGCTCACCATTTTTAAGGCAATGAGTGGCGCTAATAGAACGCGAAACCCATCATCACCCTCGACGTGATTTAAAATGATGTCATCAAACTTTTTACGGATCAGGGTGCAAGAGAGGTTTGGAATCTCGATACACCAACGACATAGCGCACGACGAAGAAAGGCAGACTTCCCTCCTTCTGACGCTCCACCAAAGAGGAGTTCTGTTCCTTGTGTGTAATAGGCTTCAAGTTGCCGAGGGTGCATTGAGAGGTCTAGGACAACCTCTTTCATTTTTTCTCAACGATGGAGATATTGATACCGCCTGTGTGTTCTTGTTCGACTTTATCGCGCCATTCTTGGGGTTTGCGATTTTTTAGCCAGAAGATGCAGGAGGTTGGATCAGGTGGTAACTCTTCTTCGAGTTCGAGAGGAGCGCCATCAATCACCACATCTTTTTTCCGCTTAAATCCCACCGCTCTTTTGTAGAGAGATTGGACTACAGTGTTATCAGCGACTTCTTTGGCAAGCTTTAAGGACTCAAAGAATTTAGGCTGTTGCAGCT